CCGACAAGTTGAACCCACCTGATAAACAGTTAGACGATACTGCAATTTCAGCATGGCTATTGCAAAGTCAGCAAAATGACACAAGCGCAGCAAATGACACAAAACCAGCAAATGACGCAAAGCCAGCAAAATGATGCAACTACAGCAATGACACAATATCAGCAATTGCTGTAATACCAGCACCACCACTAACATGTTGCAAATACAGCATCGGGTTGGTTTGCTGCAATGTCAGCACTGGCACCTGTTCAATGTTGAAATCGCAGCATCGGGTTGGCCATGTTGCAAGCGCAGCATCCGAAACACCGAAACATTTTGCTGGTTTCGCAGCACCAAACCATCGAGCGCCTCATGTTGCAACTACAGCATTATCGTTAGGCGGGTATGGGTTTGGGGTCCTCACTGCTAACTAGAACCAAACCACCAGAAAACAATACAATCCCTTTTCTCTTTGGTTTATGTTATCGCCAGTGTGGAAAGGGAAGGGGTTAACACGGTTTGAACATAACCCCCGTTATGTTATAGTGTTAGACCCCTGTACCGACTACACCAGATAACAGGTCAAGCGTCTAAGGGTTTTATGACCACTTTACAGAATAGCATTGCATAGCCTGTACAATCGTTGTATCTTACGGTTATGAGGTGATGACATGGATAGTATAAAACAACAGTTGGCACGTGTATTCCAAGATCCTTTTGAGTTTATCAGTAGATTGAAGATTGTATCAAAAGACGGGCGTGTGGTCCCTTTGCGTCTCAATGCAGAGCAGATAGACATCATCAACGCCTTACAAGAGGGTAGGGATACCTTAGTTCTCAAGCCCCGTCAGATAGGTTCTAGCACGGTTGTTTGCGCTTACATGTTTTGGAAAGCATATACAGCAACAACACCACTAACACTAATAATATTGTCGTATAAGATTGCCAGTAGTAAACACTTACTACATATCCACAAAAGGTTTTATCAGTACTTGCCAGAGACCCTCAAAAGGGAGTTAGAGGTAGACAACACAACAGAACTAGCATTTAAGGGTGGTGGTCGTATCATAGCAGCAGCAGCAACACAAGCCGGTGGTCTACGTTCACAGACTTGTTCAATGTTGCATATATCAGAGTATGCATTTGCAGAGAATCCAGAGGAGTTGAAGGCTACTGCTATCAGCGCCTTGAATGATGGACAGTTGGTAATAGAGAGTACAGCCAACTATTACAATGATGCATTATGGAAGGAGATACATAAACATCAGATAGGGGAGGCAGATTGGAACTACTTATTCTTCCCTTGGTTTAGTCATGCTGAGTACAGTATGGATGACATACCGATAGCCTTAACGGATGAGGAGACTAGGCTACAAGAGGACTATGGTTTGACGTTGGGTCAGTTGTGTTGGAGACGTGAGAAGATAAGCAAGTTAGGATGGGAGAAGTTTGTACGAGAGTACCCGATGACCTTAGACGAGGCATATCGTATCAGTGGTAATACATATTTTACGTATGATGACTTTGAGCATGTGGATGTGGTAACTGTTAGTCCAGTGGAGTGGGTAACATTTGAGGAGCCTAATCCGGATGATACGTATGCTATAGGTGTAGATGTTAGTGGTGGTGTTGGTAGGGATTATGCAGTCGTGTTTTGTGTGTCTAGGCTGACGTTGCAACCTGTTTGTATATACCGGTCGAATACGGTTAGTCCTGTCCAGTTGGCAGATTACATCTATGACATGTCGGTTACGTACAACAATGCGTTGACGTTGGTGGAGAGTAACAACTATGGTTTGGCGACTATTCAAGAGTTAGTGCATCAGGGATTCCATAGGTTTTGGAAGGATGCGCATACAGGTAAGGACTTTTTGACAACGAGTAGAAGTAAGCCATTGTTGTTTGAGAACTTGAAGAAGGGAATACAGACGGGTTCGATACGGATGATAGACAATGTAACGATGACAGAGTTACGAAGTATTACTGTAGACGAGAAGGGTATCTTGAGGTTTGGAGAGGATGTGGAGAGTCACTGTGATAGTGCGATGGCGATGGCGTTGGCGTACTGGTGTTTGAACAGTGTAAAGATAAAGCAGAGTGCATTTTTGCCGGATTGGATTCTCAGTCAGAAAGCAGATAGACAGTTACAGACGAGTGGTGTGAGTCCACATTTGCATAGGAGGTATTGAATGGGTGTAATGAAGATATTGGGTTCATCGTTTCATACAGATGATGATCGAGAGGTAAATGATTATTATGCAACGGACCCACAGGCATTGAGGGATTTTTTGTCAGTGTATGCTGAATTATCGACAAGTGTGTGGGAGCCGGCATGTGGTGAGGGGAACTTATCAAAGACGTTAGAGGCTAGTGGTCACAGTGTTTTTTCTACAGACTTAGTAGATCGTGGGTATGGCAGTCAGTTTAACTTTTTGGATGCGCCAGAAGGTTTGAAGTGGGGTGGTGATATATTGACCAATCCTCCGTACAAATTGAGTGAGAAGTTTGTACGTAAGGCGATGGGTTTAGTTGATGATGGTTCAAAGGTTGTGATGTTGTTTAAGTTGCAGTTTGTGGAATCGCAAAAGCGAGAGAAGTTGTTTACGGATTTTCCGATAAAGTATATATACGTGCATCGTAGACGTATTGGTATATGGAAGAACAACAAGCCTAGTGGTGGTCAAGCGTTGTGTTATGCTTGGTTTGTTTGGGAAAAGGGTTTTAGTGGTGATACCGTTATGAGGTGGATTTGATGGCAGTGTATATAGCGTGTCCGGTGTGTGGTTGTGACCCATGTGATTGTGATGGAGTAGCAGAGGTCAAGTTAGTGAAAATACGATATAGAGTAAAAGATGTAGAGCATAGTGTTTGGGTGCCCAAGAGTTTAGCCGACAAGTATTTTAAGGTTTATCGTGTGGTTGATATGATGTTGGCAGATGGTACGATAGTAGAGTATAGTAGTGGTGGTGTTGGTATGAAGGAGCCAAGTCATGAGAACGAATAAAGAGTGTGTTGCATTGATCAAGACCGTGCTAGACGAGCACAACCACTTTTGGGACGACCAGCGTGCAGAGATGAAACGGTATCGTGATGTATATGAGAATCGTTTTTGGCAGTCAGAGTATATGGATGACACGATGGTACGGGTAGAGACAAGTGACTGTTTTAGTTATGTTGAGGGTTTTATTGCGAGTCTTTTTTCTCGTAATCCTGCTGTTGTTGTTGCTAAGGATGCGTCCATCATCGAAGGAAACGCAAAGATGGCACAGGCTGTGGTGAATCGTTTTTTGTTTGACAAGCGAGAACAGTTAGAGATTGCTTCGAGACTTGCGCTCATATATCCATCTAGTTTCCTCAAACTGTCCCCTACGGATAGCACGGATATGCTTGAGAAGGTGTCCATCCGTGCGATTCCGTGTTGGGAGATTATAGTGGACATGGATGCCAGTAGTTGGAATGAGCAACGGTTTATGGCGCATACGTATTATCTGCCAATGCCGGAGGTTCGGGATAGGTTTGGTGCGAAGAAGTTTACACCGATACCGAAGGTGGATTACTTCACACCACAGGAGAAGTACACTGGTGTTTCTGAGGACTTGCCGGATGATTACTTGTATGTGCAGATTGTAGAGTTTTACGACATAGCATATGACAAGTTGTACTTTTGGTCACCCAACTACCGTGATGGTGGTGAACTGTTGGAGAAAAGCGACATACCAGTACGTACGTATGATGACAGACCAATGTCTCCGATATGTCCGTTGTTCTATGCACGTAAGCCAGAGAAACCGATGTGTGGTTTGAGTGCGGTGTCTAGGGTGTACGACCAGTTTTATGAGAAGAACATCTTGAGAACGTATTGGGCCAACTCGGTGCGTAGAGATTCTAGACAGTACTTGTACAAAGAAGGCTCATTGGACGAGGAGGCATTGGCAAAGATTACTGCTGGTGTCGATGGTGCGATGATACCTGTGGATGAACCTGTACTCGATGGCATCATCCGTGCAGTGGGTGTAGAGCCATTGAGTGGCAACTTCGATAGATACTTGGGCTACATTGAGCAGGACATCAACCGTGGTAGTATTCTGGCACCGTTTAGTCGTGGTGAGGCGACAAAGGCTACTGCAACAGAGGTGACTGCGTTAGCCCAGTACAGTGCATCGGAGATTGGTAAGTTGGCACGTGAGAGAGACAATGCCATCGAACTGATTGCCAAGACATACTTACGTATTGTGTCGTTGCTAGCAGAGGACAAAGAACAAGCAGTGATTGAGATAGATGGTTTACCGAAGGTGATCACACCAGAGGATTTAGATGCCAAGTTTAAGATTGTGGCATTGGACCAAAGTAGTACTCCACTATCTGAGGCTTTGAAACGTAGTAACCTTGTACAGTTGTTGCCTGTGCTTACTCAGTTGGGTGTACAGCCACAAAAGATAAAAGAAGAACTGATACGCATCTACGACTTGCCCGAATCTTTTAATGAAGAAATGGAACAACCTATGGCACCACCAACAGCACTACCACAAGGACAGGGTCAAATGGCGACTACTGCCGGTGATGTTGGAGCACAGGGTGAACTACCAGCACAACAACTAGCACAAATGCTTAACCAACAGAGATAACCATGCCACTGTATACCTACCGATGCCAAGTATGTTCAAGAGAACATGAAGAACTGATTCTGTTTCAAGACTTTGAAAACGACAACTTTCCACAGGTTTGTGGTGCCGATACGTATGAGCAAGGGTGTGGTGGTGACTTGTACCGTGTAATGTATGCGCCACCCAAACATGGTAGTTGGAATACAACTGGTAAGTATGGTGCCGATGGCTACTTCTCCAAAGCACTTGGAACGCATGTATCTAGCCCACAGAAAGAGAAGAAAATAATGGAGAGTAGGGGCTTTGTGTGTGAGGCAGACCTTCCGAAGGACCGTTGGGACACAGCAGTAGAGACACAGAAAAGACGTGTAACCGAACAAGATAAAAACATCGAAACCTACACAAGTGCTTTGAAAAGTGGTAAAACAAAAGAGGAGGCTGTAGTAGAGGCATTTACTGCCAAAGATGCAGTCAGTGGAAAACTAGACGACACATGGGGTGCGAAATGAGAGAAGAAGATATGATGGGTGAACCAGGAATGGGCATCCAAGTTGAGATTGAACAAGCAGAAATGGATGAAGAAGGTAACTTTGCCGAGATGGCACCGAAGGGTCGGTTTAGTGCTAAGGCATTAAATAACTTGGTAAAAGCCACGAATCGTTTGTTGCCGATGTTTGACCAGACACCAGACTATCCAATGTTTGAGGGTGACGTAACTGAGTTCCCTACAGACTTCGTGCGTGTGTTGGCTATGTTCCAAGGTGCAGCCGATGATGCTATTGGACAGGGTGTTGTCGATGATGAGTTTGGATTCGACTTTGACGAGATTACTGCTGATGGCAACGTACAGGTTCTTGCCGGTAAAATAAACAAACTTGCTGCCGACAAAGGCTTTAAGCGATACCTTCAAACCATGCCAAGCGAAGAACCAGAAGGTGAAGAAATGGCGATGGCAGAGGGTGAGGCTGAAGATATGGAACAAGGTCCTATGGAAGAAGAAGATATGGATGCCTTATTTATGGAGAGAATGTAATGCCAAAGAAAGGGCTGTATGCCAACATCCATGCCAAACGCAAGCGCATCAAGGCTGGTAGTGGCGAGAAGATGAGAAAGAAAGGGAGCAAAGGTTCTCCTACTGCTGCTGATTTTAAGAAGTCTGCAAAGACTGCCAAAAAGAAACGTAAAAAAACCATTCAGAAAAGGAAATGACGATGAATGACACTACCTCCGGTGCGGAGACTGTTGAAACCGTAGAAGATACCACTGTAGCCGAAGATGTTGAGACTGTTGAAACTGACACAGATGTTAGTGATAATAGTGGTGCTGTTGCTGAAGAAGAACTGATGACCATTGAGGAACTGTTGGGACTCAATGAGGATGACTACGAAGAATTTACTGAGGATGCTAACCACAAGGGCATGAAACCATTGCATGAGTGGATGGGACACATTCCAGAGGACGTTAGAAAGCATGTCGCAAACATACGGTCTAGTTATACTCGTAAGACCCAAGAGTTATCAGAAATGCGAAAGGCACTTGAGGCAGAACGAGCAGAACTCATGCGCCAACAAGACATGTCAGTCAACAATCCCTTCCTTAAGCAAGCCGAACAAGAGTTGGCCAACGAAGAAGACTACGACCTGTATACACCCGAAGGCATGCAAGCCGAGATCAAACGTCAAGCAGCGCAGATGCTCAAAGAAATGATGAAACCGGCACAAGAAGAAATACAGATAAAGCAAAGACGTATGCAACTTGAATCGTTTAAGACTGAGAATCCAGAACTGATGGATGATTCCTATCGCCTTCCTGTGGCACAGATGCTCCAAGACCGACCCGAACTCAAACTTGAGGATGCCTTCTACATTGTAAAAGCCAAAGTGGATGCACAGAAACTCAAGGCAGAACGTGAGCAAGTTGCCAAACAGAAATCCCAAAGACGAGAAACACTTCGTAAAACAAGTAGTGGCAAGTCTGTAACCCCATCTGGTACACCCAAGTTCCGTGATGCTTGGGAGGCATATCAGTACCATAAATCCCTTAACTCTAAGAAGTAGGTCCTCATGCCCAAAGGTAAGCGCAACGTCAATAAGATTATTATTCACCACACTGCATCATCGAAGAACACTACGGTAGAGCAGATTCGAGATTGGCATGTCAATGGCAATGGGTGGTCTGACATCGGATACCATTACATTATCTTGGGCGATGGTACAGTAGAGACTGGTCGCCATATCAACAAGACTGGTGCTCATTGTCGAGGACACAACAAGGGTAGTATTGGTGTTTGTGTGACAGGCAATACATCACAAGAGCCACCAAACAAGTTGCAACTAGAGTCTTTGTGGGGCAAACTGAAACTATTGATGGAAGAATATAACCTTGACAGACACAACGTATATGGTCACAGGGACTTCGGTACTACCGAGTGCCCCGGCAATATGCTGTATGCGTTGTTGCAACA